TTAAGACATCACCTGTCTGAAACAGCTTATATCCTGCGCCTGCCATATTTCTCCTTAGTAGCTCAGACTATCTGAGCCTAGTATACCTGATACATCTGAATCTAGGACAAAACCTGCCAATAAAGGTTCCGTGGTGTATAGCGTAGTCATCCAGGATGACTTTGTTATATCGTGATGGATGGCATTTACCAGGCTTGATTGCACCACGCTGCTAGAGCCTGGGGTAGTCTTAGTAACTGTCACCCCATCTAGTAATTCTATATCTATGCCTGCTAAAGGCTTATTGGGGTTAACATCATCATAGAGATTAAGCTGAATGCTATCTATGCGTATCTCAGGGTCTTTGCGTGTGGCTAGGATGCCTTGAGCCTGATTTAAAGCCTCTGCATCTGTCTGTACTAATATGCCTGAGCGTGTGCCTGAATGAAGGAAGAACTTATCAATTGAATCTTGGTCAAAGGCATTCTGAGCTGTACCGCCTAGGCGTGTGATAGTCACATCATTAATCAGCGTAGTATCGTCTAAGGCTACTACTGCATTGGTGTACGAGATGTCCACGCCTTGATCACTAAACTCATAGACCGGGAAGGCTGGGTTAGAGATTAGATTGTTACGGCTTACAAAATCTACCTTGCCATTGGCATCCACAAAAATGCCGCCAAACTCGCTCTGCTCTACTGTAAATAAGGCTTCTAAGGCATCTCTGGCGGTTCCTGGGTCTGCCTGTAGGGTGGAATCACCAGTATCCACATTGCGTAGGCTTATAGGCCATTCTATCTCGTCTAGGATGGCATTCACGCGAGCCCCTGAGAGCTGCACCCCTGAGCCTGCTACTGTGTCTATGGCTGAGCCTGCCAGCAGTTTAAAGCCATCTACGCACTTTAAGGTAACTGTGCTTAGTTCCTCATTGCCTTGCCTAAAGCCAGTATCGTAATTGGTGATAAATCCTGAGAACAGGAAGTAATCATTGGTGGCATAAGTAGCAAATATGATTATCTGCCTTAAGGGTACTAAGTTAGGGTAGTAGGCGCTATTAGGGTTAGTGGGATTCCAATCGCCATTCTGATCATAGAGAACTACGTTAGCGGTTCCAGCTTCAAACTTAGATGTTATGCGGTTGCGACCCCGGCGAATGTTTATCTTTGTTACTAGGTTTGTTATCTCAACTGGTAATGTGCCAGAGCCAAGCGTATTGGTGTTTAGGATACCTTCAGTAAGGCTGTCTAGGATAAGTGGGTTGATTTCAAATGCAGTATCGCTGTCAAAGTCAACAAACACTCTTACTGTAGGTGCTGGCATTATATCGCTATGCTACTAAATAATGGGCTCTTACCTGAGCGTTGATACTCATATTGAATATCAGTTATTTTTTCAGCTAAATCTTCAACTGCTATAACTGATCCTTCAACAATAACAGTAATGTTAGTATCGCCACCGCCACCAGATTCAGCCAGTAAAGTTTCAGCAAGTATCAATTCTGCATCTGCTAATGCTGCATTAGCTAAGGCATTATTCTCAACAGCTGCAATTACTTCAGGATCACCAGCCAAGAATGCTGCTACTACATCAGCAGCTAAAGTACCGCCACCCCCACCGCCTATAACACTAGGCACATTAGCACCTTGCAATGCACCATTAATGTAAACGCTATTGGCGTTTACATCCATGCGGTCTAGCTTGGTAACTGTCATCTTCTCTTGATCTAGCTTCAATCCCTTTTCAGCAAATAGGGTTTCAATAGGTATTTTAATGTTAAGTGTCTTAAGTAGTTCCTTAATGCGTGTAATAGTGCCAGGCCAATCCGCGAATGGATCTCCAACCATTTCATCTAGGCTATCTAGCAGCATAGCTAGTTCCTTGGCTTCAGCCTCAGCTTTGATTAACTGACCTTCAAGAATAATGGCTCGCTTTACATCCTCATCAAGAAGTGCGCGCATTAATTCTAAACGTAGGCGTTCTACGTCATTAATCTGACCGCCTAGAGCGGCAGCAATTTGTATACGATCCATTTCAAACCGCTTATTAAGTTCATCAATAATCTTTGATTCTGTATTTTGCTTTTTCTTCTCGGCTGTAATCTTTTTTTCGCCTGCTAATTTTGCAGCATTTGATTTGGCTTCTGCACGGGTTAAAGCATTTTGTGTGCGTAATCTTACTGATGCTGCTTTTTCTTCTTTTCGGCGTTCTTCCGCTTGCCTTCTTGCATCACCTGTATCCCAAGGTTCTCCGAAGCCACCACCAAAAACAATTGGCTCTAAAACAAAACGCCCAAGTAATTCTAATATTTTTGCTATAAACTTAACAGGTGCGCTATTAGCTAAATCATCAAATGCTTTAATTGCTTTGTTTGAGAACTTAACAATTTCGGCAGCAAGATCACCAAAGGTTTCGGCTAAGTCAATCATTGCATTTTGCAAATCTTCTACCGATACTTGGGAATCTTCTAATGCACCTACTAAACGTTCACCAAATGCTTCCTTGGCTTGATCTGCACCTTCAGACAATCTTGCCATTTTGCCTGCAAATGTATCTACGGCTTTTCCTGCTGCTCCGGTAAACTTTTTTTGCAACTCACTTAATACATCTTCAAACTTTTTGCCTTTGAGTTCTGCCGCTGTGTAGCCAATTTTAAGCCTAGCTAATGCCGTTACTTCGCCTTTGTATGCTCTTTGTAAAGCATTTGCAACTGTTTGTAAATCTTTGCCTGTGCCTAGACTAACATCTAATGCTGTTTGCAATAGTTTTTGCGCTGTGGTTACATCACCTGTGGCTTGAGATAAACTGACAAATGCATTAGTTAAATCTCCCCCAGTTACACCAGTTGCTAAAGCTAATTTATCAATAAACTCATTGATAAATGGTGAAGCAAAACCTAAATTAACACTATTTAATTGAGTAGCTAGTAATTGAGCTTCTTTGCTTGCTTCACTAAATGCCTGTACAGATGCTTTGCCAAACTTGACTACCGCTGCTACAGAAAATACAGCTGCAAACTTCTTTCCTAACGCGGCAAAGGCTTTATCAGCCTTTTTAGTTGCCTTGTCATCAAATGTAGTAACTATGGGAAAATTAATTGCCACGTGGCAACCTCGCTATCTCTGCATTAGCTTGAGCAGCTACCTGATCTAAAACCTTTAGTATTGTGGCTTGAGCCCTGCCTTGATTCTCAACTACAGCGCGACCCATTAAGCGCCCCTGTGTTTTGGCTGTGCGCCCGGTCTGTTCTAATCTGCCCACGTCAGTATTCATTGCATCTATAAAGTTGCGCCCTGCCTGTGGGTTATTTGATTTAGATTGGGAACTACCATAAGCATTCTGTCTGCCAGCGGTTTCTATAATTGCACCTGCTGCCGACTTATTGAGCATACTTACTAAAGATGACCAGCCTGAACGATTAGCACGACTTTTTGCTAATGAATAAGTCAAGCCACGTCTAACTACGTTAGATACAAAGCTTGGGAATGCTCGCTCGCGACCTGTACGGCTTTTACGATCATACCCAGGATAACTAAAATTACCTAGTCGCATAAAGGATTGTGGCACATCTTTGCGAGCTTCATTTGTAATATCTTTTAATGGCGCAGCAATTTGTGAGTTATATGCCTTAAGGGTTTCAGGGGCTAGTTTACGCAAAATCTTTCTAGCCTCTACGACCCCTTTTACCTCTACTGGCATTCTCTCGCTCTTTCGCCTGTTGCTTTAGGACTTCATAGAAAGCCTTTAGCAAGTCTGTGTCCATCTTAATAAACTCGCTAGGCGCAATTCCAGTATGGATACTCAGCTGAGCAACCCTATACGTGAAGGAATCGCGCGTTAGCCATTTGGGGAATCGTCTGCCACCACATCTACCGCAGCTAAAGTATCCAGAAACGCTGAGCCAAAAGGTTTGACATCAGGCGCATCAGCGCGGCGTAGACATTCCCATGCAAGCCAATAAATATGCTCTTGCTTTTCATCCTCGCGGAAGGCTTTATGAAAGCCTTTGCGGAACTGCTGCTCAAAAGCATACTCAATTCCCGGCGTAATCTGATGATCAGACTTAGTGCCATCTGCCCTAGTAATAATTAGCTTTGCCATTTTTGCCCCTTTGTTAAATTAGAACGAGCCGGTGTCGGCTATCGTTACAACAGAGTTTATCGTAAAAGTAATGTCCTGTGTTCCAATATCGCCTACGCCACCATTAATAGGGGTCAGGTTATTGACCAAAATATCAAATGTGTATAGAGGATTGGTTGCACCAACAGTAGTTAGCTTCTCCTGTAGCATTTTAACGGCAACAGTTGTGCCAAATGCTGCGCGGAGAGTTGCCATTACGTTTGATGATGCTGTGTCATTCAAGAATGAAACAGTTAGTGTTCCAGCTTCCAAGCCTTTAACAAACTTGTGAGCTGTATCACCCATAGCGGTTACTTCAAGTTCATCTGCAACTTGATTAAGGGTAACGCTTGTTACGTGGTCGCTCAGATCAACGTTGTTAATCTTAAGACCAACTTTGTTATTTAAGAAAACAGCCATTGACTATTCCTCGTCTTTCTTAGATGTTGGTTTTGGTGCTTTTTCGCTTAGCTCAACCTGACCAATTTTGGCAAGGAAAGCTTCGCGTTCTTTGTCTACATCAGCCATGATTTAGCTCCAATCGGATAGAACGCTGATTGATACTTCACCGGATAGCAGATCTCCTGCTGTTCCGGTTAAGACCGCCGGGGCGCTGAAAGTGCCAATTGAGTATGCAATTGACGATGCTTCCAGCTTATTTACTATATTTAGGTAATAATCTTCAATGTTAATTAGGTTGCCTTGGTTATCAA